ACATTTTATGGCTCTTAATGATGAGTGGAAAAGACGATACAATCATACTAGAGACCATGTAGCAGTGCAAAAATTAGGTGATTTACTAAAACACCCACCTAAGAATGCTAAAATAAATAAGATTGCTACACCAATTAAACCGGCAATGCCTGAACATTGTAAGGTTCCTGGTGATGGTGTAGGTAGTTATAGAAACTATTACATATTAGAGAAAAAAAGATTTGCGACTTGGAAAAGTCCAGCTAAAATACCAAATTGGTATAGTAAAGGCGAATTATATGGCAAAAAAAGAAAAGCCTAAAATTTACGAAAGAAATCCTAACACAGGCGTTATTAGATGGCGTTATGTAGGTGAGACACCAGACAAGTTTGGTTGGCCAAACTATGGTAGAATATTGAAGGAGAAAAAAACAAATGCGAAATGAAATCATTGAAGCCTTAAAGGCACACGCTCAAGGTCATATTGACAAGCATAAAATGAATGTTGAGGTCTTGTTGCAGAAAGCAGTAGGTATTGGTGAACACGGCGATATTTTAACTGAAATTGAAAAAGAGTTAAAAGTAATTGCTGAATATGATGACCAATTAGAAATGCTTAATAAGTATTTCACTTACAAAGACCCATTAAAGAGTAAGTAATGCCAACTTATACATTTGAAAATACAAAAACTGGCGAACAATTTGATGATATGATGTCCATATCAGAAAAAGAGGCCTACTTAGAAAAAAATCCACATATTCGCCAGTTAATCAATCAGATAAATATAGTCAGTGGTGTTGTTGGTATGGGTCGTATGAAAAATGACCAAGGGTGGAAAGAAATGCAAAGTAGAATTGCAGAAGCACACCCAGCTTCGCCATTTGCACAACAACACGGTAAGAAAAGTATTAAAGAAGTTAAGACACAACAAGTGATAGAGAAACACCGTAAAAGACAAGCACAACAGGCTAAGAAATGAGTACAAAAGATTTACCAGATTATATGCGAGGGTTTGACCTTGACGAAGATTATGGTTTCACAGCTGTAAGTAAAGCGCCTACTGAGGCACCTGCTATTGACCCCTCTACAATTGAAAATTCAAATATAGAATTAGCAAAAGTTAAAGAAGATGTTGGTGACATTAAAAGTATGATGAATGAAATCATGCAGATTGTCGCTGAAAAAGATGAAGTTACAAAGACACTAGAAAGTGAAGATGTAACAAAGAGATTTAAAGATTTAGAAAAGGTTATATTACCATTTTTATATAATCTTTCTAAGAGTGATGAGCCTTATATTCACTGGCCAAACAGAGGTCCTATTATTAAGGCACAAATTGAAAAAATCCTGCAACTCACAAGGGGGTAAAATGGATGCAAAGACTAAACACAAAGAGTTGAAAAGAGAAGTTAACAAACTTGAAAAACAACGAAATGAGAATAGGTCTTCTACATTATGGACTAAGATTAAAGAAATGAAGAAATTAAAACTTCAAGCAAAGGATAAACTAAATGAAATCAAATTACGATAGATGCCTAGAGGCAATCTTACATCACGAAGGTGGTTATGTAAATCACCCTAAGGATCCAGGTGGCGAAACAAATCTTGGTGTTACTAAAAGAGTATATGAAGAGTTTGGTGGCAAGAAAGATATGAAAGACCTGACGATTGAAGATGTAACACCTATTTACAAAGTAGGTTATTGGAACAAAGTAAAAGGTGATGAACTTCCAGGTGGTTTAGATTTATGCGTTTTTGATTTTGGTGTTAACGCTGGTCCAGGCAGAGCGGCTAAGTATCTACAAAAGATGATAGGTACAGTTGTTGATGGCGGCATTGGTCCTAACACACTAAGAACACTAAAAGGTTATGTTGAAGAAAACGGTATTGAAAAGACGATTAAAGATTACCAAAGTGCTAGACAAAGTTACTATGAAGAATTAAGTACCTTTGAAACTTTTGGTAGAGGTTGGACAAGAAGAGTTAATGAAACAACTGAGTTAGCATTAACTATTACCGACTGAAAGAAAGAACAAATCGCTAGAGAAAAAAGAGATTACATTAATAACTTATATTGTCAGAAAGGGACTTGATATGTGGAAATGGTTTATTAATTTACTTAATTATAAACATGCAGGCGACCTGTCAAAACACAGATTGCACACATTAAAATATGAAGATTTGTGTAAATAAGGCTTGCCAATTTAATTATAGTCTTATATAATGTTATACAAAGTTAAATATGGAGAAAAAATATTATGACTAATTTTGTACAGTTGAATGAAGAGTTACTGCCAAAGACCAAAGGCAAACGAATTAATGGTATGAGGTTCTATGAAGTTGATGGTCAGGCGTTTCCGTCTGTGACAACTGTATTAGGTTATCGACCAAAACCAGGCCTTGAACAATGGCGTAAAAATGTAGGCGAAGAAGCCGCTAAATGGGAAATGGGTCGTGCTGCTCGTAGAGGTAAAGCAACTCATACTTTGATTGAAGAATACCTAAAAGGTGAAACACCATCTACTAGAGATGTTTTACCACTTGGTCTCTTTACAATATTGAAACCTTATCTTGCACAAATAGATAATGTTCATTGTTTAGAAACCATTTTGTATAGTAAACAATTGACCCTTGCTGGTCAAGTTGATTGCATTGCAGAATATAATGGTAAGTTGTCTGTTATTGATTTCAAGACAGCCAACAAAGAGCGTAATGATGAGTGGAACAAAAACTACTATATGCAATGCTCTGCTTATGCAGTGATGTATGAAGAGTTATTTGGTACACCTATCGAGCAGATTGTTATTCTAATGGCTTCTGAAGATGGTGCTTCACGAGCATTTATCAAAGTGAAGAAAGACTACTTAGAAGATTTGAAAACTGAAATTCAATACTTCTATGATAATTATAATAAAGAGAATAGCTAATGGATTGGTTAACTTCAGACCTAATTGAGGCGATTAATAACACCTCATGGGTTGACGGAATAGGAACTATTGTTGTTCTACTTGGCGCTTACTTTGTGTACAAGTGGATTAATAATAAGTTTAAATGATATGGAAATCATTTGGCATTTACTATTGACAGTATGTCTAGGTTCAGATTGTAAAACCCAAGATGTACAGTGGTTCACTAACGAACATGAGTGTAACCTGTCAAAAGTAATATACGAAGAAATACCACAAGATGGTCATTGGACCTCAGTTGAGTATCTTTGTAAACCAAAAGGTTCTGTATCAATATGAATTACTTGTTGACACTAATTGCAATAGGTAGACTGGACGAGGGGGCAGTACCCTCCAGCTCCACCATATAAAGTTTTAAAATGGATGATTATGAAATTTTAAGGCTATTGAGACAAAGATGTGTTGAATATATTTGTATAAACAATTATTCAATACGCCATGCGAGACTTTATATGATGGGGCTGAACAAGGTTCGACAGATGCCGAAAAGATTAGAAGAGAGTAATAGTAGGCGTACTTAAACGCATTTACAAACGGCGAAGATAATTTTGCCCTTGCAGCCTAGTCACTAGGCTACGGAGTTTCGACCACTGTACTTGGCAACAGAAACAGTGGTCACTTTTTTACAATAGAAAGGTGATAATGAATAGTAAAGAATTTAGTTTGATGATAGAAGGTGTTGTAAAAGAGAAACGGCCTATATCCTACATGGACGCTATTGTTTGGTACTGTGAGACCAATAAAATAGAAATCGAAACAATCACAAGACTAATCTCAAAAAATTTAAAAGAAAAAATCAAAGCAGAAGCTTTGAATGCTAACCTATTAAAAGAAAAGAAGACAGGAACTTTACCAGTATGAATGTATCAGTTGTAGATAAAATGGGAAGTGATTTGTCAGTTGTAAATGCAGCTCGTGTATCATTTGCCAAACATAAAACAGAATTTGAAGACAATGACGAAAAACTAATTAAGTATTTGGCGACACATGACCATTGGTCGCCTTTTGGGCATGCCTCTATGCAGTTTAGAATTAAAGCACCTGTATTTGTGGCAAGACAACTAGTAAAACACCAAGTTGGTCTAGTTTGGAATGAAGTTAGTAGAAGATATGTAGATAATGAACCAGAGTTTTATATGCCATTTATGTGGCGTGGTAAACCAGAAAATAAAAAACAAGGTTCAAGTGATTTAGAATATGAATTTGATATTACAATGTTAATGCAAAATGCAAAAGACACCTATAATCAAATGATTGAAGAGGGCATAGCACCAGAGATGGCCAGAATGGTTCTGCCACAAAACATGATGACAGAATGGTATTGGTCTGGTACTTTATATGCCTTTGCTAGAGTTTGTAACCTAAGAAACAAAGAAGATAGTCAAGAAGAAACTAGAATGGTAACACATGAAATTGCCAGACATATGAAAGACCATTTTCCTGTTTCAACTAAGTATCTACTAGATGAAGAAATTTAACGACAACATAAAAGACTTTTTTAAATGGGTCAAGGGTACAGAATTAGTCGAACTTGAAGATATTGATGTATCTGAGGATCCTGTAAGACCTGAACTGACCCTAGATTTTAGAACACAACATGGTCGTAAAATATTTGGTCTAAAGTATGATGAAGAAATTGAAGCTATTGTGTGTGTTGCATTTACAAATGATATTCCAACAACTGTTAAGGAATTGAGTTTAATGAGTGAACTGGCTCACTTAAAAGGTGAGAAGAAAATACCTATAGCATATACAGTTTGGTCAAGAAAACGAGGTGCAGGTAGAGAGATTATAAAAAAACTATTAGAACATGTAGTAAAAAATGGTTGTGATAGAGTTGTTACTTTATCACCATTGACAACAATGGCGACACATTTTCATATTCGTAACGGTGCCAAACAGGTACATATCAATGATGAGACACAAAATTTTGAGTATAAGGTATAATCATGTATGGTGGTTTTGATGTATATAAAGAGTATTTGGCAATCAAAAATCACTTTACTACGGACAGTTATGACTATGCTAAATATGGTGGAAAGGTAAATGTAAAGTTAGAAAGTTTTACAAAGAGAAATGATAGACATTTTTTTCATAAGCTTAGCACCAGATACAATCAGGTGGATATTAGCGACTATTTTGTTTGTAATTTTCTTATTGATAATAAGCGATGGATAGGAGATTTAATACGAAATGACGGCTCTGAGGAATATGCTAAATGGAAGAAGTATAAGAACGCCTATGGTTATCATTTTAGAAATGATTGTGTATTGGTTCGTGATGACTTTCTTTCTTCTAATCTTTCTTTTGATGATGGTCTCGGCGTGGATAATGGACAACATCCTAGACTTTTACGATTATATCTTAGAAAGAAAATTAACATACAAACTATGTACATTATGGACAGAATTATCAACTTTAGTCGTAAATGGGATAGTCAAATTCAAGAAAAAATTGTTTGGCCAGAAATAAGTAAGAAGTTAAAAAAGATGAAACCTTTTGTACAATATAATTTGGTTGAAATGAGAGAAACTATGAAAGAGGTATTTTTAGATGGTTGATGAGATAGAACCTATTGGTGAAAAATTAGATGAAAAGATTAAGAAGTTAAATTCTTCAAGAGTTTTTAAAAAAGTCACACCTAAGTATGACTTATCATGGTACATTAAATGGGTATCAAGTGTACTATTAATTATTGCTATGGTGATGACTTCAGCAAATGTTTTTCCTTACAATCTGTATCCTGCAATTGTTGGTATGATAGGTTGGTTGATTGTTGGTATATTATGGCATGACCGTGCATTAATTATTTTAAATGCAGTTAGTGTGGCCATTTACGCCACAGGTATTGTTAATAGTTGGTTAGGACAATGAAAAGAGTATTTTGTATAGGCAATGGTGAAAGCCGTAGAGACTTCAATTTACAAAATCTAAGACAGTATGGTAAAATATATGGTTGTAACGCATTATACAGAGATTTTATGCCAGATGTATTGACTGCTGTTGACCACGGTATCATGCATGAGATTTATCATGCTGGTATTGCACAAAAAATACCATGTTATTTTAGAGATTGGACTAAAGTGCCTGCTATGATGTATGTAAGTATGTTAGGTGGCGGTATGAATGAAGTAGAGATTAAAGAAAACATAGATGGTATTTTAGTATCTAATGAACAAGGCGATAGTGAAGAATTTGTAATGCATGGTTCTAATTTAAAAGGCATTGTTGATTTGATTAGGAGAAATGGTGATAAATTTAAGAAAAATGTAAATCACTCTACTATCAAAGTTTCGTGGATAAAAAAACCTGATTATTCACATAGTATTACAGATATTGAACCAATGCCAGGTCAAAAGACAGGTGACTTTGGTTGGGCTTGTGGTGCAACTAGTGGTTATGTAGCAACACTTAGAGAAAATCCTGCTCAAATATTTCTAATAGGCCATGATATTCATAGTGCTACAGATAAAGTCAATAATATGTACAAAAGCACAAAACATTATGTACATAAAGATAATGGTCCTACACCAGGTTTGAACTGGATTAAACAATGGTATACATTGTTTCAAAATAATCCACATATCAACTTTTATAAAGTCAATCAATTTAATGATGGTAGAGATGCGACAAACTCACCTATAGAAGAGTGGGAGAACAATAAAAAGTTATCTAATGTTCATTACATAAGCCATTCCACGCTTGACAATATGTTGAAAGGCTGATATTATAGACACATGTTTGATAGTATTATATACAGATTTCTTGATTGGTTATCGACCAAGATTGAAAAAACTAGAGAGTACCTAATTCGTAGGTCACTCCCTAAAGGTGAGAGTCCTCAAGAATGGGCAAAGAAAAATGCCAAATCAAAGTAGAACTCTTATAAATAATAATGATGCCGATTATACAGGCAACACAGATACAACGAAAACAATTAAATACGGAGAAAAAATATGGATTTCGAAAGTCTAAAACAAAGTCAAAGCAATTTTGACGCAATCACAAAAGCTCTGGAAACTAAACTAGCTCCAGAAGACCAAGCAAACAAAAACAAATATCAAGATGACAGGTTGTGGAAACCTGAACTAGATAAAACTGGTAATGGTTATGCCGTTATTCGTTTCTTGCCTGCCTCTAATGGTGAAGATATGCCATGGCAGAGAGTTTGGTCTCATGCCTTTCAAGACAAAGGTGGTTGGTATATTGAGAACTCATTGACAACCCTTAATCAAAAGGATCCTGTTAGTGAAGAAAACACTAGATTGTGGAATACTGGCCTTGATAGTGATAAAGAGATTGCTAGAAAGCGTAAGAGAAAATTATCTTACTATGCAAATATCTATGCCGTACCAGACCCTAAGCGCCCTGAAAACGAAGGTAAAGTGTTCTTAGATAAGTTTGGTAAAAAAATCTTTGATAAGATTACTGAAGCAATGCAACCAGCTTTTGAAGATGAAAAGCCTATCAACCCATTTGATTTCTGGAAAGGTGCAAACTTTAAACTAAAAATCAGAAAAGTTGATGGTTATTGGAACTATGACAAGTCCGAATTTGAGGCTGTTTCTCAAATCAAAGATAGTGATGATGATATCAAAGCTATTTGGGAGAAACAATATCCTCTAAAAAGTTTTGTTGACCCTAGTAACTTTAAGACCTATGATGAACTCAAAGAGAAACTGAATAGGGTGTTAACGGGTACACAAAGCACCGTAACTGCCGACCAAGTAGACCTCCCACCTCAGGCGGCGCCAGCGGTGAAAAGTGAAGATAGTCCGGCTATGTCCTCTACTGTTAATATGCCAAGTAGTGAACTTGATGATGATGAAGATGATACTTTATCATACTTTAGCAAATTGGCAGACGAAGACTAGTATCTCTCTCTCGATATCTTACTTTGGAAAGGGCGCTGAAAGGCGCCCTTTTTTATTGGAAAAACCATATAAATAGTGGTATGGCAATTAGTATATTTGAACCACTAAAAGATTTACAAGATAACCAATTAAGGTCTGCTCGTTGGTACAGAAACGCTGTATCATTAATTACTGATAGAGTAAGTGCGAGTAAACTTATGAATGATGGTAAAGTATTAGGTAGACCTAGTGCTGGCCGTATGAGTATGTTTTATTATGACCCTAAGACTAAGGCAAAACTACCATTTTATGATACATTTCCTCTAGTATTACCTGTTGATACATTTAGAGGTGGTTTTGTTGGTCTTAACTTTCATTATCTACCATATGGTCTAAGATTTAAACTGTTAGAAGAATTACAGACTTACGCAAGTAATGGCAAGTTTGATAGTAGCACAAAACTACAAGTAGGTTATTCTAATCTAAAAGGTCAGAGTATAATTAAACCAGCAATTAAAAAATACCTATGGTCGCATGTGAGGTCAAACTTTTTAAGAATTGATGTAGATGAAATGGCGATTGCGTGTTATTTACCAGTTGCACAATTCCAAGGTATGAGTTTAGGAAGAGTATTCGCAGCTGCAAGGAGAATGATTTAATGGCAATTTTAAGAGGCGGTAGAAGAATTGGTAACTATGATATTCGTATAGGATTTCCTAGAGATAGGTCACTAGAGAATGT